GACCTGCACAGCAATTTGGTGATTGGATTGAATATACAGGCTCTGTAATGTTCATTGACCCCTCAGGAAAAGGACGTGACGCAACAGGATACGCTGTAGTAAAGATGCTTAACGGTAACCTCTACGTCCCAGACGCTGGTGGACTAAACGGAGGATACTCAGACGCTGTATTAACAACTCTCTCCAAGATAGCCAAGACAAATAAAGTAAATACCATACTCGTTGAATCAAATATGGGTGGCGGTATGTTCGCTGAACTCTTAAAACCCTTCCTTATGAGGTATCACCCCTGTGAAGTACAAGACGTACGCAACAATAAAACCAAAGAACTACGCATAATAGATACCCTAGAACCCGTTATGAACTCTCACAGGCTTATATTCGACCGTAAAGTCGTAGAAAAAGACTATAGATCTAATCCTAACGAAGCTCCAGAAAGAAAATTAAAACTTCAACTCTTCTATCAAATGTCTCGCATAACTAAACATAGAGGTTCTCTAGTACACGATGACATCTTAGACGCTCTATCAGGGGCAGTTGCTTACTGGACTGAATATATGAACCAGGATGAAGACCGTAATATAAGATCTCGTAAAGAAGAATTACTTTCCATTCACCTAGATAACTGGGGTTCCTCTATTAACAATTCTGTTACACAAACAGCACTAGGTCTTACACCTGCACAGATAAGAAATTCTAATACCTCTAACGATGGATTTATAAGCAACACTTATTAGGTTGCACTTGTAGATAAATACACCCACCTTGTAGAGATAAATCTCTACGAAAGGGGGGGACTATAGGGGGGGATAGCGACCACAGAATGTGGGTAGTGATTTGGCTCTGACAAATTACTGCCCAGTTTAGACACCTAAGACAATAATAGTTAATTACATAGTCACAGAATCCCCAAAGAACTATCATCATCAGAATAATCTTATAAAATAAATAATATAAGATCCCTATAAGACACTTCTGGGCAGTCTATAGGGGTCTTATAGTTAACTTTTATAGTTTTCTTATAGTCAACTATTAGTTATCTAATAGATAACTATTAGGTATCTTATAGATAACCTATACATAGGTCTGAAATGATTTTGGAACAAAAATTTGAGGGGTTTACGCATATATACAAAACTAAAAGTCCCCCCTATGCATAGACTTTTTTGTCTAGATTCTTACTATAACTACAGTCTTTTCATTGCAGTACTGTCTATATGACAGTTCTACGCACTAGTAATAGACAGGGTTTTAGGAACTTTGGACACAATATTGGACTATTTGGACACAAAAAATAGAATATAGGGGGTGTATAAGAGGTCTAATTGTTACAAAGTGTTAAGGATTTGTTATTTTATTTTATCGATGCCCACTGTCTAGTAATACTGTACACAGTACTAGCTAACTAATAACTAACTAATAGATAGCCAGTGCTAAGCCCCAGAACTAATTAACCAAATGCAAAATGTATTAACTGTTGAGGAAACTAATAAGTTAAGTATTTCTCAACAGATAAAAAAGCTTTCAATGAAACTATTAGACCAAGATAGGGAAGACCTAGCAGAGTTTAAAAAGATCATTGAGTTCTTAAAACCATACGAGGGAAAAAAACTAACTAAAACAGTATTAAGGAAACTTAATATATTTTTAGATAGACCTTATACACAAACTGAGTATGGGGAGTGTATGAATAGTAAGGGTTATTTTTCTAGGCAGATATGCCAGGATTCATGCTCTTATATCGAACGCTTAGACTATTCCAACTCAGGAGGTAGGCAAGGATTAAGCATACTTTTAAGTCATTCTGAAAAATGCCCAGTAATAAATATTAATTTTATTATTGAAAAAAATCCTGCTTATTCTAAAACACTACAAAAAAACATAGGCAAGGCAACAAGTCTTTTAAGTTATAGAAAACATAAAGAACTAGCTAAGAGGTTTGATAAGTTGAATAATGCAATGTATGAATACAAGAAATTATTTAATGAATTTCCTCATAAATACGCTTTATCTGAACTAGGACTTAAAGACTTTTAGACAATCCCTTAAAGGCTCTACGGAGCTTTTAAAGGGTTCTCTTAATAGATGAACCTTAGTAGTTGTTTACAGCTACAAACACTGCCCAGTTATTAATTATTAATTATGTCTAACGACAACTACGACCACGAAGCAGAATTAAAAGCTGCTAAACGTGCAGAGATTGAGAGATTGTATTTTGAAATGGAGCTAAATGACGAACAGCTACTAGCAGAATATAAAGCTCTTGATGTTAAAGAAGAAGATAAGCCTAGTAATACCTAGGCTCTTTCTTTTTTTATTTATTTTATTATTACTGGTCTTATTATCCTTAGCGAAATCTTAAATGAACCTATTAAGAATTTTTTTAATTTGAATTTTTAACAGGCTCTTTTGAGTCTATTGTCCCAGAATTTTATTTATCAAAATGAAAACAACTAAAAAACCAACACAAGGTAAAAACTTAGATGAATTTATCAAGCATTTAGAAATAGGATTAGATGCTGCAGGTCTTAATCTTGAAGAATACAACCCTATGTATGTATTAGATAAAAAAACTAATGAACGAGGATTTTTGTTTTCTCAAGTTATGGATGATGCGGAATCAAGTGTTGTAGTTTTTAATGATCGAGTTGAATTTCCTAGTGGTACTTCAATAATCATTAACAAAACACAACCTGCATCACAAGTAGCAATTTTATTTATAGTTTCAATCATTCAAAACAATCCTATAGAAGCACCATTATGTCCTGAATGTGAGAAAGAGGAGGTGTTGGCATGAAAGTAAAAAACTTTTCTAATATCCCTATCGAATTTCTTATTGGAAGTTGTATAACTTTATCTGATGAGGATGAGGGTAGGGTCGTTAAACAAGTGTGTATGGACCTTGATAGACATTCTATTATTCTTATTGATGATGAGGGTAATGGAATGTATTGGGAGTCTTTACAACACGCAGAGATCCAGTTCCAGGGAGGTAGGTAAATGAGTCAACATACTATCTCTATGTCTTGTCGAATAGATGAACTGCCAGAACATCATCAGGTAACTATTGTTCATTTAGTTAATCATCTTGCAAGCTTACCTGGTGCATATCAAGAAAACGCTATGGGTAGGCTTGCAAAGATAGCTGTAGAGAATCCTTGGCAGGATGACATAGAAGGTCTTGAAAAGTTTCCGTTACACGATGAGGATTTTGATTATGAGTGATTATCCGTACAGTCTTAATGCCATTGCTAGTCATCTAAAGGATCTATCAAAGGAGTTATCTAAGTTATTAGATATTAGCCATGATGACGCATGGGAAATGTGCATACAAAAACTTGATGATAAATTTTTAACAATGGATAAGGAGAATCATGATTCAATGTCCTAAATGCGGCAGTGTTGATACTATTTCACCACAGGTAAGACAAAGACCTAACGCAAACTATGTGTGGAGATCAAGGACTTGTAAAGCTTGTGGTAAGTTTTTTAGCACAAGAGAATACAGCCTGGAGGAACTTGCTAAGTTGATTGATGAGGATAAGGAATCTGTGGTGGATTTACGCAGTCAATGTGATGATCTATTAACAGACCTTACCGAACTTATAAAACAGTACAGAACAACAGATGTCAAAGGTAATTAACTTTAACAAGTATAAATACGAACGTAACAAGGTAATAGATGAGAAGATAGCTAATGCAAAACTAAGAATTTTTGAATTGGAATGTCTTATTGAAGCATGGAGACTGTCAAAGCATGAGTGAACAGGTAAAAATTGAACAGGAAATGCTTGATCGGGGCTACGCTTCTCGTCAACGAAAAATCCAGAGGTGTATTGAAAAAGGAAGAGAATCAGAAACAGATTATGCACGTAACATGATCGCTGCTGGTCTTGAACCTTATTCAAAAGCTATACAGCAGTTTATTGATAGGTCTTGGAGGGGTAAACCAGGGCCAAAAGCTGTAGCTGCTGTTAAATTGTCAGAATTTCCTGATGTAGATGTTGTAGCTTTTATTGCTTTCAAGGCAATCATAGATGGTGCATCACAGGGTAATACAGCTACACAGATAGCTATTCAGACAGGTCGTTTATTAGAAGACGAAATAAGGTTTAGTGTCTTTGAAGAGGAAGATAAACGACATTTTACTGCTGTTAAAAAACATATAACTGATACAACACACCCACGTTATAGACGCAATATGATGATAGGCCACATGAATAACAGAGGTTTTGTCTTTAAATCGTGGGCAAAGGAAGAGAAGCTACGCATAGGAATGAAACTATTAGATCTATTAATCAATACCTTGGGTATGGTTAAGGTTGTATCTAAAAGAATGGGTAGGACTACACAAAACTATGTGGAGTTCACTGAAAGCATTGACGAATGGATGAAGAGACAAAGGGTAAATAGGTTTGCAAGCTATCCAATCTATATGCCCTGTGTAGAACAACCTATTGAATGGACAAGTGCTACTGAAGGAGGATTTCATACTAAACGACTGCAACATATTAAAGCTATTAAGAGCAGGGATCTCTCTTACTTACAAGAAGTATCAGAAAGAAAACCAACAGCGTTTTTTCAAGCATTAAATTCTCTACAGAATACGCAATGGGAAGTGAATATAGATGTTCTTGAAATTGCTCAAAGCTGTTGGGATAGAAGTATAGAAGTGGGATGTTTGATTGATGCTGAAACATTACCACTACCACCAAAACCTTTTGATATTGATACCAATGAAGATGCCAGGTTGAGATGGAGGAAGGCAGCTAGTCTCATCCATGATCAAAATGCACACGATAGGATGAAACGATTTCAATGCCTGACATTATTGGATACAGCCCTGTATTACAAAGATGCTCCTTTCTTTCATTGTTGGCAAGCAGATTTTACAGGTAGAATCTACCCTGTAGCTGCTGTGTTTAATCCACAGGGTAATGATTTAGCTAGAGCTTTGCATAGATTCCATAATGGAGCAGCAATTAAGGATGAGACAGCTAAGAATTGGCTAGGAATAGCAGGTGCTAACTCTTGGGGTCTTAGTAAAAGTAGCTATGCGGAAAGAATTGAATGGGCTAATACAGAGGGAGCAGCACTAGCAAGACAGGTGGCAAGTAATCCAGAAGCTACTGTTAGTTTGTGGTCTAAAGCTGACGAGCCTTTTCAATTTCTAGCTTTCGCATTGGAGTGGTGCGAGCTATTAGAGGTAGGCTATGGGTATATATCGAAGCATCCTGTCCTGTTAGATGGCACTAATAATGGCTATCAACACTTTGCTGCCATGACTTGTGATCAAGACCTCGCAGTAAGAGTTAATCTTATTAAGTCTGATAAAGTACAGGATCTTTACGATGAGGTAAGAGCAGAATTATTAACAGAGTTAGCTGATAGTGATGACCCGTTAGCTGTTGAATGGTTAAACAATAGAGAAGTTATTACTAGAAAGCTGGTAAAGAAACCAGTGATGGTTATTCCTTATAGTGGTACGTTATTTGGTATTACAAAATCAATCAAAGAATATTTATATAAACATGATGTAGATCTACCTTGGGAAAAAGATAGCTTTGCACATAACTATTTTCTAGCCAGAAAAATTGTTGAGACTGTGAAAAAGGTATGTCCAAAGTCATCAATCATTATGAAATATTTAACAGACATTGCTAAATGTTATGGCAGTGAACATAAAACAATGAAGTGGAATACACCCTCTAAGTTTTATGTTAATCAGAATTATTTCATACAAAATATAAAAAGAATAAAGACTAAAATAGGCACTAGCACTGTGTACTTGTCACTTAATGAAGAGACTGAGGAGGTGAATAGTAATAAATCTACAAGAAGTTTTGCTGCTAACTTTGTTCATAGTCTTGACGCTGCTAATGTACATTTAGCATTGGATAAAAGTAATAAACAAGGACTTAAAAACTTTACTACGATCCATGATTGTTTTGGATCTACTGCTGCTGATATAGAAGAATTTATTTCTTGTGTAAAACAATCCTTTGTCGAAATGTACACATCCAATGTATTAGATGATCTATACGATCAGTCTGTAATGCAGTTAGATAAACCACGAAAACTACCGACACCACCAGATTTAGGGGAGTTTAATATCTGTAAAGTGTTAGACGCACTATATGTGTTCAGTTAGTAATAAAGGATGACAGAAATAAAATGTACGATACGATCAATGTTACGTCTAACGCAGACGATTTTAAAAGAAACTTTTAAAGAAAACATCAAATGATTAAACCAGAAATTTGTAACTTTACGACACCCGTGTGTCTATTGCAGTACGCATGGCTTGTAGAACCAGATACTAAATTCGATCAAGCTGGCTTGTGGCAGGTCGAATGTCTTATTGAACCAGAGAAAGCACAGGAACTTGAAGAGCAACTTAATGCACTGCTTGAAAGATGGAAGAGTCAACTTAAGATTGCTAATCCTAATAAGAAATATAAGCTTGCACCTGCTCGTTTTGGCTACGAAGAAGTTGATGGTGTCCCGTACTTCAGAGTGAAGACCAAGATGAAGGGTGGTGGTATTAGAGCAGACGGTACGCAATGGAAGAAAAGACCACCTGTTTTATATAACTCTGATGGTTCTCCTATGTCAGAAGAACAAAGACAAGCTGTTAATAAACTTGGTCCTGGTACTACAGGTCAGGTTAATTTGAGATGTAGTGGTTGGGAAGCACCTGCCTTTGGTGTTGGTATTAAGATTGAGCCAGAAGCAGTGATTATTCATAACCAAGTTGAGTACACTAAAACAGCACAAGGTTATGGGTTTGAAACAAAAGAATCCGAAGTCAAAGAAGAAGCTCCCAAAGTCCAAGGCTTTGAAACAGTTGCAGCAGGGGACGAATTTTAGAAGTAAGTTTGAAGCTGGTATTGCAGCGACATTACAAGCAGACAAAGTTCAATTCTCTTATGAAACACTCGATATTAACTACCAAATCAGTTGCACTTATAAGCCTGATTTCATCCTTGACAACGGTATCTGCATTGAAACTAAGGGATTTTTCTCAAAGGAGGACCGCAGAAAACATATTGCGATCAAGACGCAACGACCCGAACTAGATATACGATTCTGTTTTCAGAATAGTAAAACAAAATTGAGTCGTGGCAAAAGAAGTTTAACCTATGGTGCTTGGGCTACTAAGCATGGTTTTCTCTGGAGTCATGGCTCTATTCCCAGAGATTGGTATGAAGAACAAGAGCAATTATGTAAGGAAGACAAGCTGCCCTGAGTGTGGCAGCAAAGATAATATGGCTATCTATGATGACGGACATGGTTTCTGTTTCGGCTGTAGCTATACCTACCACCCACCAAAAGAAAGACCAAAGAAAAGTTTTATCAAGACTGTGAAGAAACCATTACTAAAATTTGTTACACCAAAAGCATTGCCAAAGCGTGGCATAACACAGGAGACATGTGAACTATTTAATTATGGGATTACAGAACACAACGGAGTACCTGTGCAGGTAGCAACATACGAAGATAATTTAGGAAGACCATCTGCACAGCATATACGCTATCAAAATAAAAGATTTATATGGTTAGGTGATGTCAGTAACCTACAGCTATGGGGGCAGAAGCTATGGAGACAACACAATACAGGTAAGATGTTTGTCACTATTACAGAAGGTGAGATAGATTGCATGTCTGTTTCACAGGCTCAAGGTAACAAGTATCCTGTAGTTAGTTTGCCTTCTGGTAGTCAGTCAGCTAATAAATATATAGCAGCAAATTTAAAATGGTTATCTCAATTTGTACGCATAGTTCTGTGCTTCGATAGTGACGAGCCTGGTATGGTTGCTGCCGAAAAAGCAATTAAAATCTTACCTGCTGGCAAGGCAGCTATATGTAGACTTCCAAGAAAAGATGCTAATGAAATGCTCCTCGCAGGAGAAGGGGAAGAACTTAGGGATCTGTTATTCAGGGCAACACCTGTTAGACCAGATGGAATACTTAACGCCAGTAACCTATGGCAAGAACTGACAAAGAAAGGTACTAACAGTGTCTGTCCTTTTCCATTTCCACAGCTTGATACCTTTACCAAAGGCTTTCATAAACAACAAATGATATGCATAGCTGCTGGTAGTGGCACTGGAAAATCAACTATATGCAGAGAATTGGCTCATCATTTTATAAAGAATGATCTGACCGTTGGATATATAGCTTTGGAAGAATCTGTGCAGAGAACGATGCAAGGCATCTTAGGTGTTGAGGTGAACAAACCACTACATCTTGAGGATAATATTGAACAAGAAACTTTAAAGCAGTCGTTTGATAGGTTGTTTGGAACAGGAAAACTATTCTTATATGATCACTTCGGTTCTATTGATCCAGATAGATTAGTTGAACAAATACAATATCTCGCTACAGCAGAGGGTGTGGATGTTGTGATCTTGGATCATTTAACAATAGTTGTGTCAGGAATCTCTGACCTAGATGAAAGAAGAGCCTTGGATGTAGTCTGTACCAAGCTTAGACAGGTGGTTGAATCTACTGGTATAGGTTTGATTGTTGTCTCTCACTTGCGTAGACCAGAAGGCAAAGGACATGAGGAGGGGAATCGTGTTAGTTTAAATCACCTTAGATCCAGTCACTCTATAGCCCAGTTGAGCGATTTGGTCGTTGCCTGTGAAAGAAACCAGCAGGGGGATGTAGCTGAAAGGGCAGAATTACAGTTGCGTGTGTTGAAGAATAGACATACAGGTATGACAGGTGAAATAGATAAATTATTGTATGACGATAAAACAGGAAGGTTAGTGCTTCCTTTAGACACTTACTTTGGGAACTGATGACTTTACTAATTGATGCTGATTGGCTGATCTATTCTTCATGCTGTGCCTGTGAACAAGACATCAAATGGGATGACAACTTACATACTTTGCATGCTGATGAAAGAGATGTACATGAAATGATTGATGGCAGAATTGCACACTATCAAGCTTTAGCAGAAGACAAAGAAGATGTTGTTATGTGCTTTACCCAGTACCCAACCTTCAGACATACGATCTACCCAGAATATAAAGCCAACAGAAAACATAAAAGGAAACCATTAGGGCTAGGGAAAATTATTGAACAGACAAAAGAACGATATCAATTTGAAAGTTATGAAGGCTTGGAAGGTGATGATGTCATGGCAATACTTGCCACCAGTAAAAAATATCCTGATCCTATAATCGTGTCAGTTGATAAGGACATGAGATCTGTGCCCTGCACCCTGTTAGCAGGTGATGATCTTGAACTTATAACCAGACGTAAAGCTAATAGACATTGGATGATACAGGCTCTTACAGGTGACTCTACTGACAATTACTTTGGTATAGATAAGGTAGGTCCAGTAACAGCAGAGAAGATACTTGGTGATGCTAAAACACTTGAAGAGATGTGGGAAAAGGTAGTAGAAGCGTATGAGAAAAAGAAATATAACTTTGCTGATGCTGTTCTTAATGCACAACTGGCAAGGATACTAAGAGATGGAGACTTTGACTTTCAAACAGGTGAAGTATCTCTGTGGACTCCTTAAAAATATAAAGGCTCTATACTTTATTATCAAAAGTGAACTACAATACTTATAAATCTTATTAATCATGTCATCTGAAAAGCTTCCAGTGATTACAGATGAGTTGATCTTTGCCTTAGATCAAATCTTTCCTAACCGCCATCCTGATTTGTCTTTAACTGATAGAGAGGTATGGTATAAAGCAGGGCAACGGTATGTTGTGGATTACCTGATTGAACAACAGGCAAGACAAAAAGATACCATGCTAACAGAATCAGTACTGGAGAATTAGTTATGTGTGCAGGAAGACCAAAACCACCACCATTACCAGAGCCACAACCTACTGCACCAAGGCCAGAAAAAACTGCTGAGCGTGTAGTTATTGGTAATAAAAGAACAAAGAAAAAACAAACTCAGCGAAATCGAGCACCTTTAGGTACTAGATCTTTACAGATACCTTTGCTTGATGAGAGACGAACTAACGCTGGTAATTTAAGGTATTAACTATGTGTATAGGCAGAGATAGAGAACTTTACTACTCAAAAATTGCAAAAAATAGAAACGCTGCACCTACTGTTACTGGTACGCAAATTGGTGTAGATAATCCTATTGATACAAAAAAAGTTACTGAACAATTAAAAATAAAGAGATTAGATGAACTAGAAAAAATTAATAAACCTTTAACAGGTAGAGGAAGATCACCTTTTGACTTAAGAGTCTAATGAATTATTCAAACCAACAAGGACAGACTGCTGCTGGAAGATATGCACAACTACAAAGTGCAAGATCTACTTTTGATAGAGAAGCAAAGGAATCATCAAAACTAACCATACCTAGTCTTATACCAGAAAGCACAACAGGTACCAGAGCAAAGATAAAAACTCCCTTCCAGGCTGTAGGTGCCAGAGGTGTGAACAGCCTTGCATCTAAACTTTTATTTGCATTACTACCACCATCAACTGCTTTCTTTAAACTTAGTATTGATAGTCTTGAACTGCTGAAGCAAGGACAGGAAGGATTAGAGACAGAGATAGATAAAGGATTACGAACAATAGAAACAGCTTTGATGAATGAGATAGAGATCTCAAATGACAGAGTGGCAATGTTTGAAGCACTCAAGCATCTCATTGTTGGTGGGAATGTTCTTCTCTATCTCACAGATGACGGACTAAAAGTATATCCACTATCAAAGTTTGTATGCAAGCGTGATGCTGTTGGTAATGTATTAGAAATTATTACACAGGAATCAGTAAGCCCTAATGCACTGTCACCAGAGTTCTTGGAACAGATTAAAAAGAAAGAGAACTATGACGAGAAGACAATGGATAGTGAACTTGATATATATACACACATCAAGAGAGTAAATGATGACTTCATGTGGCATCAGGAGTGTAAGGGAGAAAAGATACCTGGTACTGATGGAAGGTCAAAAGTAGATGTATCACCTTGGATAACACTCAGGTTTGTTCGTATTGATGGTGAAGACTACGGCAGAGGATATGTTGAAGAATATAGAGGAGACCTGATTAGTTTAGAAGCTTTGATGCAAAGTGTTATAGAATGTGCGGCAGCTAGTGCAAAAGTATTATTTCTTGTAAATCCTAATGGGATTACCAGGGCTAGTACATTAGCAAAGGCTCCCAATGGTGCCATAAGAGAAGGTAGTGCAGCAGATGTATCTGTGATGCAGGTAGGTAAGGCTGCTGATTTGTCTGTTTCTTTTAGTACTATTCAAAGAATTGAATCAAGACTAGAATATGCCTTCCTTATGGCTAGGTCTGTACAAAGAGATGCAGAAAGGGTAACAGCAGCAGAAGTTACCATGATGGCTAATGAATTAGAGAACAGCCTTGGTGGTATCTACAGCATCCTGACTCAGGAGTTTCAACTACCATATCTAAAACGTAGGATGCATATGCTCGTTCGTTCTGGTAAAGCACCGAAGCTACCAGAAAAATTAGTCAAACCTAAGATAGTCACTGGGGTACAAGGTCTTGGTCGTGGTAATGATCGTAATAAGCTTATTGAGTTTATCGGTACAGTAAGTCAGGCTTTAGGTCCAGACATTATGAGGCAGTTTGTAAACGTGGACGAAGCTATAAAACGGTTAGCAAATTCTATTGGTATAGATACTGCTAACCTAGTGAAGACACAGGAGGAGATACAGGCTGAGATGCAAGCTATGCAACAGCAGCAACTTATCCAAAGTCTCGGATCTGCTGCTCTTGGATCACCATTACTTGATCCTAAAAACAATGCACAAGCACAACAACTAACGGAGCAAACTAATGCCAACGAAGAAGCCTGATCAACCTAAAACTGATACAGCAAAAGCTGTTGTAAGTAAGTTAGGTGTTAATGATCAACCTAAGAAAACTAGTCCTAGAGTGGTCGAAACTAAGAATGGACGTACAATGACCTATAACTAATAAATTTTTATGACTTCATCACAGGTAAATGTTTCAGAGACACCACCAATGTCTCAACAAGATTTAGAAACACTAGCTAAAAATGAAACTGATGATAACGGTCTTATACTTGGAAAGTTTAAATCAGTAGAAGATCTAGCTGCCAGCTATAAAGAACTTGAAGGTAAGCTAGGACAGGTAACAGAAGAAGATCAACCACCATCAGAAGAAGAAGAAACAGAAACTATTGACAGTACTGAATTTAATGCAGAAGAGTTTTATGGTGATGGCCTTGCTTCTGTATTAGAAGAAGTTGGTATTGATCCACAGGAGATCTCTACCAGATTTGAAGAGACAGGTGAAATAAATGAAGATGATTATGCAAAGTTAGGAGAAGCAGGGTTCTCTAAACAGGTCATTGATACCTACCTTGATGGATTGAGGGGTGGTGCAGCAGCAAGTGAAGACATAGCCACTGCACAGATACAAGGTATTAAAGATTCAATCGGTGGTGATGACAACTACAGTAAGATGGTGTCATGGGCTATAGAAAATCTCCCTGCTGATGAGGTTAAGGAATTTAATAACTTAACTGAAACAGGAAATGCAACTGCAATTAAGTTTGCAGTACAAGGACTTTATACACAGTATCAAAACGCTATGGGTGTTGAACCAAGTTTAGTTACAGGTCGTGCTTCTCAAAGTGGACCTACACCATTCAGATCTACAGCAGAAGTAGTTACTGCTATGTCAGATCCACGCTATGGTAAAGATGTTAGCTACACCGAAGATGTACAAAGACGCTTGGGTGGTAGTGACGTATTCTCTAACCGTTAATTATGGCTAACACACCTACTAATCCTAAGCTTTATGCAAGGGTAAAGTCAGAAGCAAAGCGGAAGTTTAAAGTTTATCCTTCTGCTTATGCCAATGCGTGGTTGGTTAGAACTTATAAAAAACGTGGTGGAGGTTATCGTAAAACTTAATCATGCCTTTATCTAAAAAACAAAAACAACTAGACAAAACTGGTGATGGCAAAATCACCAGAGAAGATCTTATGATCCTTCGTCAATCCAAAAAGAAAGGTAAAAAGAAAAATGGCAAAGCTTAATCTTAGCCAGATGAAAAAGCTGAAGGCACATTCAGTTCATCACACACCTAAGCACATGAATCTTATGAAGAAGCTTATGCGTGAAGGTAAAACATTTAAAGCTGCACATACTGCTGCACAAAAACAAGTAGGAAAATGAGTCTTACCAGATGGTTCAAGGAGAAGTGGGTAGATGTTAAAACAGGTAAACCCTGTGGAAGACAAAAGGGAGATCAACGTGGCTACCCTGCTTGCAGACCATCAAAAAGAATCAGTAGTAAAACACCAAAGACTACAGGTGAAATGAGTAGTAAAGAGAAGGCAAGATTTAAAGCAGAGAAGACCAGCAGTAAAAGAATTTCTTACAATCACAAAAGGAGAAAAGGAAGAAAGAGTTTAAAGATTGCATAACAGTGTTATATTTTAATTAACTGCTTGTCTTTCCTTTATGTCGAAGGGAGTATCAATGACCAAGAAGGATAAAGATCCCACAGGGGGTCTTACTGCTTCTGGTCGTAGGAAATACAACCGAGCAACAGGTGGAAACTTGCAAGCTCCTGTTACTAAAAAGACAGGTCTTTCTCCTAGACAGAAAGCCAGAAGAAAATCTTTCTGTGCAAGAATGTCAAAGGTAAAAGGACCATTAAAGAAAGATGGTAAGTTGACTCGTAAAGCCCTTGCTTTAAGGAAGTGGAATTGCGGTTCAGTATAAACTAAACAAAACGAAAATCTTAATATCAATAGTGCCTGATGCGTCAGATAACACTTGAGAGAAGAGACAGTAGTGAAGTTAGTTTCTCAAATTATTAATCAATTCACAGGAGAAAACCATTGGCTAACGCAACGGTAAGTAGACTGGGGCTTGTGAACAATTCAGGAACAGACTTTGATGCTCTGTTTCTGAAAGTATTCTCAGGAGAAGTTCTTACGGCATTTGCTCGTAACAACATCTTCAATGAGCAATTACATTCTGTTCGTACCATAACCTCAGGTAAATCAGCACAGTTCCCAGTAACAGGAACAGCAACTGCTGCATATCACACACCAGGAACACCATTAGTAGGTGCAAACCAGATCTTGGCAAATGAGAAGATTATTTCTATTGATGATCTTCTTATTTCACAAGCATTTGTAAGCAATTTAGATGAGCTTAAAAATCATTACGATGTAAGAGCTACATACGCTGATGAATTAGGTAAGGCTCTTGCTCGTACGTATGATCAAAACGTAGCGAAGGTAATTGCAAACGCTTCAAGAGCATCTGCAACATTAACAGGTGGTAATGGTGGATTAGTTTCTACTCTTGCTTCTGGTAATACATCCTCATCTGATGTAACTGGTGATGAGTTAGCAGCAGCTATCTATGACATCGCACAGGCATTTGACGAGAGGGATATTCCTCCAACAGATCGTTACTGTGTACTTCCACCTGCTGAGTACTACAAGTTAGCTGAATCAGCTACAAGAACAGTAGATGTGGACTTTAACCCAGGTGGTAATGGTTCATTTGCTTCAGGTCGTGTACAACAGATTGCTGGTATTCCAGTGATGATGAGTAACAACGTACCTCAGTCAAATGTTTCATCGAACCCATCAGGCGCTAACAACTCTTATGACGGTGACGATAGTAAAACTATTGGTCTTGTCTTCCATAAATCAGCAGTAGGTACTGTGAAGTTAATGGACATGACAACTGAGATCAGTGGTCAGGACTACGGAATCATGTATCAAGGTACATTGATGGTTGCTAAGTATGCTTTAGGTCATGGAATCCTAAGACCTGAGTGTGCAGCAACAATCAAGTTATCTGCTTCTTAATTCACATACAGAGTACTCAGTAAACTGGGTACTCTTTTTTTTACTACTTGGAGATTATTATGGCTTACGGAAAAATGAAGAAGAAAAAGAAAATGAAAGGTAATAGAGATAAACTAAAAATTAAAAAGAGTTATTAATTATGTTTGGTAAAAAAAAGAAAAAAGGTATTTTATCTTTAAGTGGTCAAGCTTACATTGATGCTTACAATCAAAAGTTAAAAGAAACAGGTAAAGCTTCGCTTGCTGAAAAAGCAAGATTTGTAAAAGAAAAAGCTAAAATTAGAAAAAAACTTATTGAGTCAGGAGGTATGTTATGACTGTAGCTGCAACCACTGAACTAGAAAGCATCAACATTATGTTGGCTGCTGTTGGGGAATCCCCTGTTAATAACCTGACAGAAGGATTTACACTTCCTGTTGATGCTCAACAAGCTTTGTCTATTCTTAATGAACAAAGCAGAATGATTCAAAGTGAAGGATGGAGTTTCAATACAGAAATTGATGTAACTCTACCAAGAGATAATTTTAAAAAAGTTGCCTTAGGTGTTGATGTTTTAAGAGTTGATCCTAATATTCATCATCATCCTAATATTGATGCCATTCAACGTGGTTTAAAAATGTATGACAGGTTAAATAATACTTTTGAATTTGATCAGGATTTGATTTGTACCATTGTTTATTTTAGAGATTTTACTGAAATACCAGAACCCGCAAGAAACTATATAACAATAAAAGCAGCACGTATTTTTATCGATAGATTAATAGGTGATAATAATCTAAGAGCTTACAATCAACAAGACGAAGCTAGAGCTAGGGCTGTATTACTTGAAACTGATACAGAGAATGGAGATCATAATCTTTTAAGAGGTGATCCATCACTTACTAATGTATTTGATACATATAGTCCTTCAAACGCATTAATTAGGTAATCATGGTACTTATTTCAAGATCAATACCTACGTTATTAAGAGGTATTTCACAGTCTTCTGATTCGATAAAACAATCAGATCATGCTTTTGAACAGTTGAATTGTGACAGTGATCCAGTTAAAGGTCTTGTAAAACGTAGTGGCACACAACATATATCAACTTTAATTAATAATGAAGTAAGCATAGGCGATGCTTTAGTTCATACAATTAATAGAGATGAGACAGAAAGATATGTTGTTATATTTACTTCAAACGATGTAAGAGTATTTGATCTTGATGGAACTGAAAGGACTGTAAATAAATCCTCCAATGCTGTTGATTACTTACTTTGTGATTCTCCTCGTCTACAGTTAAAAGCTACTACTGTTGCTGATTTTACTTTTGTTGTAAATACAAATGTTAGGACTGGTATGGATGCAAGCCAACCAAGCTTACCAGATTCAAATATTACTCAAGCTATTGTTTTTGTAAATCAAGTTTCAGATAATACTATTTATTCAGTAAATGTTAATGGAGTTACAGTTTCAGATGACACAACAAATGACTCTACTTTAAGTACTACACAAGTTGCAGGTGATTTGAAAACTGGATTGGAAGCAGGTCTTACAGGTTTTACCATTGCACAAAATGGACCTGTACTTCATATTAAAAGAACAGATAACGGTGATTTCTCTATTGATGGTACTGATACTAAAGGTAATACTCAACTAACCGTAGTTAAAAATAGCGTTCAAAGATTTACAGATCTACCAACCGTATCTCCTCCTGGTTATGTAGTTGAAGTAAAGGGAGATGAATCTACTAATTTTGATAATTACTATGTAAAGTTTGTCACTAATAATGGTGGTACTCAAATGGAAGAAGGGCAGTGGGAAGAATGTGTAAAACCTGGTATTGATTTTAAATTTAATTACGACACAATGCCTCATGTTTTAATAAGACAGGCTGATGGTAATTTTAGATTTTCACAAGTAAATGGTGATAATTATCCTGTGCCAGTTAACACTGGTACTTATGGTCAAATAGGTAATTTAGTAACTATTAATATTAACAATCATGGTTTGCAAACTAACGATAAAGTTGAACTGACATTTACTACTGACGGATCTCAAAGTGCAGGCTTTCAAGCAACTGACGGTATCACACAAGGTTCAGGTATTAAATATACAGTCTTTGTTCCTAATGCTGGTAATAATGCAAACTTTTTTACAATAAACCGAACAGAACATAATAGTGTTCCACTTTCAAGTCCTACTGTATCTGATAATGGATCAGCCAGTATTGCATTTCAGCAGACACTTCCTGTATGGGGAGAAAGAAATGTAGGTGATGAAGACTCAGCACCCAAGCCTTCTTTTATTGGACATAAAATAAATAATGTTTTCTTTTTTAGAAATAGATTAGGTTTTCTAGCTAATGACAATGTAATTTTATCTAGCGTATCTAAATTCTTTCAATTCTTTCCTGAGACTGTTTTAACAGTTATAGATAGTGATCCGATAGATGTGGCAGCATCACATACAAAGGTTGCAATTTTAAAAAATGCAATAAATATGGGAGAACAATTAATATTATTTTCAGATCAATCGCAATTTATTTTAAGCAGTTCATCAGATAGTCTTACACCTAAAACTGCAAACATCTTAGTTGCAACAGAGTTTGATAGTAGCGATATTGCCACACCTGTAGGAGCAGGTAATTCTATTTATTATTTAACTACTAAGGGAGAATTTTCTGCTGTTAGAGAATACTTAGTCTTAGGTGGACAACAAAAGATAAGAGATGCTGCTGATATTACAGTTCATGTTCCAAAATTAATACCAAGTGATATTTATAAAATTGCTATTTCTACAAGTGAAGATACACTGGTTTTATTAAGTGCTTCAGAATCAGATAAACTTTATATCAATAAATGGTTATATGGAAGTAATAATGAAAAAATATTAAACTCATGGTATGTTTATACGTTTGATAGAGGTAGAAGTATTAAAAATATAGATTTTATTGGTAGTGAATTATTTATTGTAAGTGAAGATGATGTTTATTCTGGTTCAACTTCAAGAGTTTATTTAGAAAAACTGCCTTTTCAAACAGATGTTAAAGAACCTAACTGTGATTATGAATATCATCTAGATCGAAAGATAACAGAATCTACTACTGGACTGTCAATTACTTATGATGCAAGCACAAATTTATCTGAGATCACTTGTCCTTACAGACTTGATACAAATAGGATGAGTGTAGTATCAAAACATTTAGCACCTTCAGTTCGTGCAACCTATAACAGTACAAGTGCAAATAATGTGGTAACAATAACCAAAACCAGTCATGGATTTGATACTGGGGATGAAGTAGAAATTACTTTAGCAGATCAAACAATTTTTGATTTTGATACCGCACCAGGAAATACAAGCATTGCATTTATAGAAAGTAATAGTTTTAGATTACTTAAAGATAAATTTATTATCACCAAAGTTAATGATGACACATTAACATTTCAAACAACAACTAATTTAGGAACTATAAATTCTTCATCTAATACAAAAGGTTTAGAACCTTTATGCACAATAAAAGAAACAAGTTCTTTTGTTCCTGGTTTGGTTGGTAATAATACAAATGGTGATGACAAAAGAGATGTAAGTCCAGGAGAAGTTTTTGATATAGATACATCTACAGGTTCTTTTAAAGTTGGTACTAATGATAAATTTAAAGTTGCAGGTGATATAAGAAGAACAAAATTTATTATTGGTGAAAATTATGAGATGCTGTATGAATTTGGAAAACAACGATACACAGAAACCAATAAAGGTGGTAGTGAGCAATTAGGAGGTAGATTACAACTGAAGAATTTTTATTTTAAATTTGAAAACACTGCAATTTTTGAAATTGTTGTTGGCTATGATGATGCTTTTGATCTTATTGTTAATAGACCAGGTTATGGTTATACATTTAATTCTTCAATAGGAACACCCAAGACAACTTTAGGGTTAATAAAACTACAGAAAGGTACATTTCAAGCACCAATAATGTCCAGAGCAGATAAAGTACGTATAGTGATTTTCAATCCCACATATTTACCAACAAATATTACAAGTGCTGAATACGAGGCTAATTTTTATATTAGATCTCAAAGAACATAATGGGTTATTTAAGAAAAGCCAACATAGCTGACCTTAATCATGTATGTAAACACATGAGAGATATGGATAGGTTAGAAGCTGTATATCAAACAGGTAACGAACCAGAAGATGCTTTACGTCTAAGCTACTTATCAGGGCAGCAAGTGTTGGCAATAGCTGGTGATGATGACCAACCAATGGGATTATGTGGTGTTATAAGTGATGGTTGTATATGGATGATATGTACTGATGAATTATTTAGTAATAAAAAATATAGAATACAACTGATAAGAAAAGGTAGAAAATGGGTAGATAAGTTGTTGCAATCTTACAAAGTCTTATATAATTTTGTATATGCAGAGAATCATACTGCTATTAAATGGTTAAAAGCTTTGGGATTTACATTTGTGAACTATTATGAAAAGTATGGAGATCAAGAAAAGCCATTTTACGAATTTGTGAGGATTGCATAGATGTGTGTTGCAGCTTTACCACCATTAACCTCAGGAGTTGGAGGACTGTTTGCAGCATCTTTAGGTCTTAACTTATTTAGTGGTCTTGCAGAGAGATCAGCTAAACAAGCAGCAGCAAGGCGAGCATATCAAGCAGCATTAATAGGAAACAGATCAGCAGAACAAGCTTTTGCTAGGAATCAAGAAGCTTTGGGAGCACAGTTAAAAGAAACAGAAGCATCAAAAGCACAAGAAAAACTAGCTAGAACAATACAAGCATTACAAGCTGGAGGTCGTCTAAGGGCAAGTGAAAGGACAGGTCTTACTGTTGGTTTATTATTACGTGATCAAGAAAGACAAGCAGCAAACTTTAGAGAATCTATAAACCAATCACTTGAATCAGCAAGAAGACAATATACAAGAAATACTGAAGGTCTTGTAGCACAAAGAGATAACAGAAGAAATCAACTACAGAGCACTGTTAATGAAGCTTATAATCAAGTACCTTCACTTGCTGGCACCTTACTTAATGTAGCTACTCAAGGCTTATCTTCTTACGCTTCTCTACTACCAAACTAATGACATCTAGTGTTCAAAGCACAGCTTTTCAATCCTCTGCAAGACCTGTAGATACTTTTGTACGACCTCCCAGTGTTCAACCTAAAACTGGTATTGAGTCCTTAGCTGAGACACTGGCTGCTGTAAATCCTAATCTTCAGAGATTTATTGGACAAAAAATAGAAGAAAATATTGAAGACCAACGTGCTGATATAACAATGGAAATTGCCAAGAAAGGTTTTAAGCAGATAACAAAAGAACATCGAAATAAATTTGGTGATGATGCTACTAATCAATTAATTGGTGGAAGTATATTCACTCAAGATGAATTTGAAAAAAGACAAGCAGAACATATTGGTCTTACCCTTAATTCAGATTATGAAAATATTTATAATAATAAAGTTTTTGAATTTACAAATCGTGAAGGCAAAACTATTACAAAACCAATATCGCATTTTTCAATAGACTCTCCACAAATGCAAGAGTTCTTAGGTGAAATATCATCTTTAACAGAATTAAAAACTCAAGGGTTAAATAACAAGCATTTAGCAAATTACTTTTATCCATATCAGCAAAAAGCTACCGAAGCCATAGTCCAAGAACATATAAAAGCAAATAATGAATTTAGGTTTAATAGAGCTAAATCACAAACTAATGATGCAATATGGAACGCTTTACCATTATGGTTAAAAGGAAGTAAAGAAGAAGCACTTAATATTATTCAAAAACAAGTAGAAAGCCAAGTTACTCTTGGAATCCCTGCTGATAAAAAAACTAAATTTAACGACAGTATTATTACTTCTTTAAAAAGTATTTCTCTGAGTGTTTATGAGAGTGCTTTAGAAGCAGTACCTAATGATTATGAAAGTGCTTTGGATGATGCTTTTGAAGTAATAGAAATGGGTGGTGGAATAAAAATAGGTCCAATGCTTCAGCAAAAAGATGGAACTTTTAGTCAATCGACATTAGACAAAAATACAAAATATGGAACAGATATGTTTAATTTAAAAAAAAGTTTATATCAAAGATATGAGCAAGATAAGAAAAGAGGAGTGGATATAGAAAAAGCAAAGGAAGATAAAGAAATCTTAGATTTTGCCTTGGAATATGGACTAAGCTCTATAGAAAACATACCGAAATTTAATGCTTTAATAAAAAAATACCCTCACAGAAAACCAGATATTTTACAGAAAATTGAAATTTATGAAGAAGATAGAACCAAAGTTGTAAACGACTTAATGGATCAAATACTAAATCGACAAATTACCATGGATGCTGCTGCTACTAAATTTATAAATATAAGAAATTCATTAGGTACAACTATTACGAAAGAAGACGAACAAAATTTAGAAATGTTAAGAGGTTTAATTTTTGATAAAACTTCTGGATTTGATCCTTATAAAAATTATCGTACAGATGTTAGAGAAGTATTAAAAAGACTAGGTGTTGCAGCAGGCGGACAACAAACACTAGATGGTTACTTTACTTTTAATCTTGAAAAAGAACCTGACAAAGCTGATAAGTACCAGAAATATTCAAAAAGCATTAATAGAGATTTAATAGATTATTTGTATCGTACAATTGACCCTGATAATCCTGGTCAGTTTCTAAAAAGATCTCAAGAAGATTACTTCATAAAGTTAAGAGATTTAGAAGATGCTGCATTAAAAGATATTCAAAGCACTACCAAAAATCAAAATAAAGGTAGTCAAGGGGTTTCTAATAGTGCATCAATGGATCAGATCTTGCAGTTTGCTGAAGAAAAAAAATTAACAGCAGAACAAGCATTAAATTTACTAAATACAAATAAATTTACTATTACACCAGAGGGAAAAATTCAATTAGATAAAGAAGTAGAATCAGGTAATTTTGGATTAACAGGAGGAAACTTCTTTAAAAAATTCTTTGGAGGAGGAAGAAGAGGTGATGGTCCTGGTGGAGGTATGATGAATGAAGATACTGATGATGAACCAATTAAGGTCCAAGTAAGAAAAGGAGATACGTTATTTGGATTATCACAGCTTTACAATACAACCGTAGAAAAAATCAAAGAAGTTAATGGATTGGCTAGTGATGCAATTAATATAGGTCAAGAACTAATCATGCCAACTATTACCAGATTAGTGAATACAGTTGGTGATGCTGTAGTACCAAAAGAAGATTTAAAGAATAGAAGTGTTCTTGAAGAGATAGATGTTACTAAACCTTTTAGCTATGATTCTCTTTACAGACTTGCAATGGAAGTAGGTTTCCCCCCTGAAGACGCAAGAATAATGGCAGCTATAGCTTTAGCAGAATCTAAAGGTGATGCTCAAATAGATACTGTTGCTTCTGGTACAGATCCAAATAAAGAAAATGAATTTAGTTTAGGTCTTTGGCAAATAAATGTAATTAAGGAGTTCCAAGCAGAACGCTTCCCACTATTTAATATTAAAAGCCCACAAGAACTATATGACCCACTAACCAATGCCAAAGCTGCCTTTATACTTTACAGTAGAAGAAAACCAAAAGAAAGGTTTGATGATTGGTCTACTTATACGGACGGAACGTACAAAGATTTTTTACCCAAAACTAATTAACAATGACTGATTCCAATTTAATTTCTCAAGAAGAAAACAAAGAAAACAAAGAAAACACTGTACCAGAAGGTGCTTTCGGTATTGGGTCTAAAACTACTGATGATCTTACGAAACAGTATCAACAATCAGATGTAAGTTTAGGAAAACAAGCTGCTGGTCTTGGCATAGAGATAGGTGGAGGTTTAGTTTCAGATGTAGCTACTGCTCCATTATTAGGTGCTGGTCCTTTTGGTTGGTTAGCCTATGGTGGTATTCAATTTGGAGTAGGTGCAAGTTTAAATATTGCAGCACAAAAAGCCAGAGGTGAAAAAAATATAAATATTGGAGAGGTTATTTCATCAGGTGTATTACAAATACCTCCTTTCGGGGTAGAAGCTAAAGGTGCTGCTGGAATAGCAAAATCAGCAGGTTATGGTGGAGTCGTGGGGTTAGGTGATCAAATAATTCAAAAAGGTATAAATGAACAAAGATTACCAACTTATGAAGAGGGGCGAAATGGCATTTTACTTGGTACTGGTCTAGGTATTGGATTTAAAGCTTCAACTGACAAGATACAAGATTTATTTAGCAAATTAAATGTTAATAGATTTGTTGGTAAAACACCTGATGAAATAAACAAAATAGTTACACCACAAGAAAGAAAACAGATAGAAGAAATCTCATCAGAAATAGACATGATGAAAGCCAAAGCAGATCGTTTTGGTATTGATGATATTCAAGGAGATACGATTGATGATATTGATGCTACAAAAACACAGGCAGTTGATGCCTTTAAAAAACAACTTAAAGATAATAGAGATACCTTACCACCAAGAAATATTGATGGAGAAGAAATTGATCCAGAAGGTTTTTTTGATATACAAACAGATGAACAGTTTGATGATTTCTTTAAACCAGTAAATAGACCACCAGTAAAACCATTTAAAACTAACCTTGAAGCAAAACGTGGTTTGAGCAGAGGTGCTGATAATTTAAAGAAAAGACTCAGGTTGGAAGTAAATTTAAAAAATGCTGACCCTAATGAAGTAGAAGCAATAGAGACATTTATCGACACTATTGGCGAAAGAATGTTTGATCAAGAATCTTTATCTATAACAACAAAACTTTCTCAAGGAGGACAGTATAACTTTGCTAATAACCTTATTAAGATTAGAAGACAAATTGTAGAGGGTTTTGAACAAGGAGCAGGTGGTACTTTTGATCACGTTATGATCCATGAACTATCTCATGGTCTCTCAAGATTCTTACCCAAAGAAGATTTAGCAAGATATACAAAAGAATTTAAATCTGCTCAAAGCAAATACCTAAAACAGTTTGAAAAAGAAAGAAAGAACTTTATACGAACTACATCTAAAGAAAAATTAGCAGATCTTATTTATCAAGACAGTCCATTTTTTGGATACGGTACTAAAAAAGGAAGACCAAATGTCACTGATAAAAACTTTTTAACAAGAGCAAATAAATACTTTGATAAAACAAAATTTAAAAATGAAAATTATAGATTTACAAATATAGATGAATATTTTGCAGAGAATATAGCTGACGAATTTCTTGATTTTTATAGAGGAGAAAATCGTATTGCAGGGAGTCCTTTAGACTTTGCACCACAGGGAACTTTTAAAAGAATTACACAAGAAATTGCTTTATTTATTGAAGATTTATTTGTCAGTCTTAAAGCTAGATTAGGTGGCAGCCAAACAAGAAAAATATTTAATGATTACATAAAAAGAAAAAATATTAAAAAATACAGAAATGTACCGTTAGACCTTGAAAATGTAGAGGGTATAACTGGAATGGCAAAGAAAAAAACACAAGATTTAGGTGATGAAAACATACTTCCTGGTCAAGTTAATCTTAATCAACTAGCAAGCACCCCTAGACAAGCACGTTTTTTAGAGAAAGTTCTTAGAGGTATGAAGCTTGAAGAGGATGCTAGTGGCTTCTATAGAGTTAAAACAATGAGTGATACAACTGATGAAGCTGTTGACCTTATGGCTAACTCTGACGAGTTGAAAGAGTTGGCAAAGCTAATGCAGCAAATATATAAAATCCTTCCTTCAGATAGTCTTAATGTAGCTCTTAGTGGTTATGTAAAACTAACAAGTGGATCTATATCTAATCAAACTAAATCTCTATTAGATCTTACAAATCTTGATGTTCCTCTAGATAGTATGCAGCAGATAGAAGAAGGAGCAGAACTGTTAATAAAACATTTTGATGATTACGATGAATGGTTAAGACTTGGTATTCCTTTAAGAAGTGAAGCAGGTAGAGGGTTAGGTTCTTTAGCTTATAACTTAGAAAACTTTTCTATATCAAAAGAAGAATATTTAAAATTATCTATACCAGAAAGAAAGAAATTACAAGAAAGAACAAGAGGTGATGCTGATATTGCAGCTAACTATCAAAGCGTAAAAATAAAAGATCTACAAAAAAACATTAGAGACACTCTTGCAGAAGCAAAACAAACTGGTGATTTTACTAAATTTAATAAGTTTTTATATACGATTGATCGTGCTAAAGGAAATCCACAAAAGATAAAGAAACTATTTGAGTATGGATTATTAGATAGATTACTTAGCCCTAATACTTACCTAAGACCTCTTAATGAAATTCTTATTAACGGTGTGTTATATGCACCTACTATTCACGAAATAAACATTTTGTCGAACGTAATAATGGCTTACAAAACACCATTAAAACTTGCGTTAGATCCAAGAAATGTAATGCAACCAGAAAGATATAAAGCTGCGTTATTACACTTTATCTATATGCACAGTGACTTAAATTATGCTTTAAAAGCGATGGGCGAATCATGGCAAAAACAAGAAAATATATTAAATCCTGGTTCAAGAAAAATTGATTATCCTGAGCAGTTTGCAACTTATGTAGATACAACAGATTTAACAGGCCCTCACAAATGGTTAGGGCAACTTTGGAATCCAATTGGTACTTTTGCTAGAGGTGCTGGTCGGGCTATGACTGCTACAGATGCTCTATTTCAAGCAGGCAACATTAGAGGAGGTACTGTCAGTAGTGCCTTTTTAGAAGGAATGAAGTTGGGTTTGACAGGCGAAGAGTTATCAAAATTTACAGTCGAAAAATCTAATATTGTTTGGGAATCAATTATTAAAAAAACAGGTAAAAATATTACTGAAGATGTAGAAGCAAGAATCTTAAAGTCAGCCTTAGAACTAGGAAAAAGAAATACCTTTACACAAGATATAAGAACTGATGGTGATGTCGTTGGACCTTTAGGTAAAGGTTTTCAAGAACTAGCAAAAATTCCTATTGTTAGAAGATTTCAAATGTTTACTCGGTCTCCTGTAAATATTATTAAAGAGGGATTTAGAGATACCCCTGGTATTAATCTGATGATGAGAGAATTTAGAAATGACCTGCAAAGTGATGATCCTTTAGTACAAGCAGAAACTATGGGTCAATTAACCATGAGTATTCTTGCTACAGGTGGTTTTATTAGTCTTATTCATGGACAAAATTTTGTAAAAGTTGAAACTCAAGATGTAGTTAAAGAAAGAACAAAAAGAGGTAATCCACCTAGAGTTGTATTAACTGGTGGTGGGGTAAATACAACTACAGCAGAAGGAAGAGAACAGTGGTGGAGGGATTGGACTACAGGTTGGAGACCTTATTCAGCAGGATTTTTACAATTTGATGAAAATGGAGAACCCAAAATAGGTGAAGATGGTGAATATGTATATGTCTACCACTCATATAAAAGATTAGATCCTTTATCTAGCTTTGTCGGTTGGTTAGTTGATATGCACCAAGTACAGGAATATTTAACAGATGGTGAATATACCGATATGATGTCAGCTTTTCTTGTAGCTTTTGGTCGCAACTTTACTGATAGAACCTTTACTCAAGGTTTAGGAGATGCTGCAAATCTTTGGTTAAATCCTGGTAAAGCAGAAAAATGGTTTGCTCGTCAGGGAGCTAGCAACATTCCAGGAAGTGGCCTTTTAGCTAATCTCAAGCAAATACCAAAAGATTTATTACAGATGAAAGGAGTGCCAGATTCTGAAATTGAAAAATATGTCGTTAAAAGAGATAAGACAGTAAGGCCAGGTGATAAAGAATTTCTTGGGCTTGCAAGGATGTTTAATGAAGCAGAAAGAGTAATACCTTTTTACGGTGATCATTTACCTCCTCAAAGAGAACACATAACTAATAATTTTATAAAACGTCCTCACAGAAGAGGATTTGATTTATTTAATTGGGTTGAATCTAGTGAAACAGTCAACGAACCCGTTCTTACTTTACAGAAAAAACTAGGAAGAACTCTACCTCCACCAAGCGATAAGGTCACTCATTCTGATAGAGATAGAGATATAAATTTACAATCAGATCCTATTGAACTTACAGGCCCACTTTATGATGATTTACAAAAACAAGTTAATGAATTTCAGATTGATGGATTGACATTAGATCAAGCCCTTAGACAATACATGAAAACACCACACTACAAGGAAAATATGGCAATTATAGAAGAAGCAGACAGCCCTTTAGATGTTCCTATGGCAGTTGATATGATTTGGTTTGGCGATAGTAGCAGAGGGATTAAAGGTATTATGTCTTTAAATAGACTGTATATAAGAGAAGCAACTGATGAGTTTATTGAAAACTTACCAGACAGTTCAGAAGTGAAGAACAAAGCAAGGCTAAAAAAACAAACACGAATTTTAGAGTATTATAAAAAAGGAAAGGAAGCCCAAGAAAAAACTGAATCTGGAGCTTTTAACTAATCATGGCTACTAACACTGCTGCATCTTTCACAAACCATACTGGTAATATTTTTGTTAACAAAACTAATAAAGATATAATAAAACTAATTCAATTCATATCTTATAATTAATCATGGCTTCTAATTCTGGGTCTTCTACTTCTAATACAGTAGTCGGTAATGGTACTGCTGGTCCTTTTACTATTAGTTTTGATTATTTAAATAGAACTGATGTTGAAGTATTAGTTGATGGTGTATTGAAAACTGAGACAACTCATTACACTTTTGATAGTAAATTTAATATCTCATTTACCTCTGGTAACGAACCTGCAAATGGAGCTAATATTGTCTTTCAAAGAAATACTAAAGTAAATACTGCAAGGATTTCTTTTAGTGATGCAAGTGTTTTAAAAGCATTAGATTTAAATCAAAATAATGATCAGGTCTTACATGCAATACAAGAACTAGTTGATGATTATGTTAAAAGAGATGGTACTAAAACTATAAAAGGTAATTTATCTTTTGAAGGAACTACTGAAGATAATAATCAAACTTCATTAGCAGTAACAGATCCTACTCAAGATAATACTATTACTCTTCCTAATACAACTGGAACAGTTATTACATCAGGAGATACAGGTACTGTAAGTTCAACAATGATTACTGATGGAACTATTGTTAATGCTGATATAAATGCAAGTGCAGCAATATCACAATCTAAATTAAATATTGCTAATGCTACAACTTCTGCTGCTGGCTATCAATCTGCAGCAGATAAAACAAAATTAGACGGAATAGAAAGCAATGCTACTGCTGATCAAACTGGAGCAGAAATAAAAACAGCGTATGAAGGAGAAGCAAATACTAACGCCTTCACCGATGCAGAAAAAACAAAACTTTCTGGTATAGCCACAGGAGCAGATGTAACCTCATCTAATTCAGTAGGAGTATTAAATGATGTCGATCTAACAGGTGTAGCTGATAATAAAATTCTTAAATATCAAGCATCAAGTGCAAAATTTGTTATTGCTGATGATACAGGTGGAGGTGGAGGTTCTAGTACCTTTACAGGGCTTACTGATTCTCCAACAAACTACACAGGAGCAGCAGGTAAAACAGTTAAAGTTAATTCAACAGCAGATGGTCTAGAGTTTGTTGATGTAAATACAGACTTAGATCAAGATAGTACACCACAACTAGGTGGTAACTTAGATGTACAAAGCAATGAAATTAATACAAGCACAACTGACGGAAATATAATTTTAAATCCTAATGGTGCTGGTGTTGTTGAAATTAAAGGTGATGGTACAACTAATGGAACTGTTGGGACAATAAAGCTTAATTGCTCAAATAATAATCACGGAGTACAAATTGCTTCACCACCGCACTCTGCTGGTGCAAGTTACACCCTTACTTTGCCTAATACAGATGGAAATGCTAATCAAGTTTTGAAAACTGATGGCTCAGGTGGTCTTGATTGGGTAGATCAAACAACTGATACCAATACAACATATACTGCTGGTGCTGGCTTAAGTCTTTCTGGTACGAATGAATTTTCAGTTAACACATTAAACCAAGATACTACTGGTACAGCAGCAATAGCAACTACTGTGACAGTTGCGGATGAATCAAGTGATACAACTTGTTTTCCTTTATTTTCTACAGAGGCAACAGGTAATCTAGCACCTAAGTCTGGTTCAAATTTAACTTTTGACTCTAGTACTGGAGTTTTAGAATCAACTTTAGTACAAGATTCAAAAGGTAATTTAAGAAGTATTGTTCAAAACTCTCAAACTTCAGCCTATTCACTTGTCGCTGCTGATGCAGGAAAACATATAAGTATCACAACTGGTGGTGTAACAATTCCAGCCAGTGAATTTGCTGCTGGTGATGCTATAACAATTATTAATGACAGTGCATCTGACCAAACAATTACTTGCAGTGCAGTAACAACATATCTTGCAAGTGATACAAGTGCTAAAAGTTCGTTAACTTTAAAAGCTAGAGGAGTTGCAACCTTTTTGTTTGTTTCAGCTACAGTTGTTTATGGTGCTGGAGCAGGATTAGAATAATGACTATTCAACAAATGTTATTAGCAACTTCTTCTTCAGGCGGGGCAGTTATCTTACCTAATGCTGGAAACGTAAATGGAAATGCACAACAACAAGAAATAACAATATCAAACTTTATTTCTGCTGGAGAAACATTAATAATTCCTTCAGGTCTTTATGTATGGTCAGATGATACTAATATTCCAGCTTTAACTGTAGATATTAGTTGCACTATTATTAATCAAGGTAATATTATGGGTCGTGGCGGTAATGGTGGTGAAGGTAGTACTAATAATAGTATACGTGCTGGTTATAACGGTGGCCCTGCAATAAAAATAAACAGTGGTGTTTCTGGTGTTGTTATAACTAATGAATCGGGTGGTAATATTTTTGGCGGTGGTGGTGGTGGAAATGCTGGTAAATATACCTCTTCATTAATCCCTCAAGCCGGTGGTGGAGGCGGCGGTGCTGGTGGAGGAGAAGGTGGCGATGGATATCTTTTTTCTTCAAGTGGTGGTTCTGGAGGTGATATTGGTAATGCAGGGGATCAAGGTGCGACAAGTGGAGGTCTTGGAGGTGATCATGGTGGAAATGGTGCTTCATCTGGAGCTATTTTCTCTGGTGGTAGCGGTCGTGGTGGAGGTGGCGGTGGGAGAAAGATTACAGGTAGTCAAACCAATAATCCAACCATTACTGGCTCATATGCTGGTCAAGGTGGAACAGGAGGAATCAATAATAATGCTGGAGCAAATCCCTCTGGGGGTGGTGGTAGTCACTTGCCTGCTGGTGCTGGTGGTGGTGGTTATGGTGCTTCTGGGGGTATAGTTCCTACTCATGGTGACACTACCCCCACTGATGGGGGCAAAGCAATAGATGATAGTGGCGTAACATATACTCTTACTAACAATGGCACAATTTATGGAGGTACATAATGTCAATCAAATATTACTATGTAGGCAAAGAATATAATTCAGAAGATGAAGCTCAAAATGCAGCAACAGCACTTTCTGTTCGCATGCAAAACAACCCTACTGACTGGATAATTGTTAAAGAAATAACTGGTTCAAACGAAACAGGATGGTTAATTAATCCAACATTATTAAATGATGAGCAAATACTTAATCCAGATTCAAACAAAACTTATAATTGTTTTAGTAAATACAGTGGCGAAAATGTAATTCCAGTTAGTGCAACAGAATTAAAGATAAAAAGTAATGAATATAGAAAAATTTATGGGCAATTTTTTAAAGTTAACACTATTATAAAACAAGAAGGTGATCTTGAGTCTGAGAGTAATGAAATTGACGTATCAGAACCTGTATTTATAACCCCAAATACTGACATGTCAGAATACGTATAACATTGCTTGGCTTACAGAACCTAGTAGCTAAAGGACAAATATTTTAGTTATACACTGCTAGTTGTAAATAATTAGAGGTCACTTAATATAAGACTTTAATTTTTAAAAATTATGCTAAAGAAAGTTTTAACACTATCTGCTGCATCTGTAGCACTTAGCGTTCCAGCTTATGCAGGTTTCTATTTAAACCCGGAATTTAATCAAACAAACGTAGGCTCCGACTGGGGTGGTAATGTTATAGACCTCCATATCGGTTACGAAAATACTGTTGGAGAGAATGGATCGTTCTACCTACAAGGTGGTCCTAGTTTCATCAATCCTTCTGTAGGAGATTCTGACACTAAGCTTTCTGGTAAAGTTGGTGGCGGATATGATCTTAGCGATAAGTTAAATGCTTATGGTGAGTTCGCTGTTGTAACAGATGACGTTAATACATACGGAACTAAGGTTGGCTTGAAGTATAGCTTCTAGTCATCATACTTAACGTGACATATAGAGGTGCAATAGCCATTACAGACACAAAGGTTATAATGGTAACAGGCACTAATGCCTTTAAAAATGCATCTCTAATCATGTTAAATAAAATTTCTTCTATCTTATCTATCGTATCGTTTGTTATTAGCATTTCAACTTTAGGTGGAGCATATGCAGGATATCGTTACTTAACCAGCCCACAGTTTGAAAAGATGATGATGGAAAAGGTTATGGGTAAAGTATCAGGACTCATGCCAAAAGCTTTAGATAAAGCAATGCCTAGCAGCACTGGTATATCTATACCTAAGTTTTAGTGCCAAGTATAAAAGTACCGAAGATAACGATACCAACTGTTGATATACCTTCTGTTCCTTTTGTCACTGAATTTGTTTTAACAGGTGTGCAACCTGCCTGTGATTTAGTTGATAGAGATCTGAAGATAACTCAAAATCCAACTATAGTTTTTTATAACCGTAAGCAATATGCAACCTGTCCTCAAGGACCGATAACTGCCACTGCACCTGTTGAAGAAGAGAAAACTACTGCACCAAAAGCAGAAAGACAGAAGATCAGATCTATTGTTTACGATCCAAATGACACAATAGAAACAGAAAGCTCATCAAAATATTCATCAGGCATAAAACTGAAGGGTGCATTTATGCCACCAAAGGATGACGATAAGGATGAACAGGAACCACCACCATGTCCTGACTTATCAAGAGTATTACCAGTTGGAAGTTTTACATCAGATTTAAGAACAGAACGTATAAAAGAATATAAAAGAGCAGATAATGGATATGATTGCATACCAATCCTTGAAGAAGTCACTTTCCTTAAATCGGTATTACCAACGCCTGCTGCTGCTCTTAATGTTGTTGCTGTGTCTTTCATTGCTGCCAGTACTCCACTTCTTTTACCTATCGTGAAATCTGCAAGTAAAACAATATTTAAGAAAATAATTGCTAAATTAAATAAGGGCAAGAATAACAAGGGCCGTTGACTTGCCCATAAAATATTATTAGTTAAGATAAGCTTGATTCAAAAATAAATCACATCAACCACCTTTTTCTGGGTTATTAGGTGGTTTTTTTATGAATTGACTTAGTTGATATTTTGTATATAATAAAGAACACAACTGTTTCATGGGTTGCTCCATGATGAGAAGACGTTAGGATTAAAAACCCTAGTCGACAGTTGTTTTTAAGCAATCTTCCCTTACTAGAAAGTGTGCTAACACACACGACATGTTTTTAATAAACCTCTGCAAGTTTGGATCGTTTGATTGCTTATTTTTTTGTCTTTATTTCGTGTGTGTGAGGTAATATCTGATCTGGAATTGTAGTAAGAACAATATTTCTACAAGATATAGCATCATCTCCTACAAACTTAATACCTTCCCTCAACATAGCTCCACAAACTTTGGCACGATTGAGATTAACCTCTAAACGCTTTGCCTCTAACATAAACTCTTGTGTCTTTCTGTAAGCTTGTGCAGCCCTCAAACATTCATTGTTAAACCTTTTACCTAATGGAACCTGTAAGCTTATAGTCGCTCCATACGATAAGTTGTGGTTCGTCTGATCTATTCTTTCCTGTTCTGCGACATATAGAATTTTCCCTGGGTTAAGCAACTGGCCTGTATCGCTGTCCGTTGCAGTATCATATATGTTGGTTCTTGATGTAGTAATTCTTGGGGTATTAAAACCCTCCCCTTTAGTAACAAAAGGAGTGAAAGCCAATGTTGGTAACTGACATTGTATTCCGTTTGAAAATCTATGAGTTGGGAAGTTTCCATTTATCGTTTGATAGCCATTGTTTATAACTGTGCCTTGACTACTGGAACTGGGCGATGAAATGGTGGTGTTTGCATGTACAGGTGTAGAACATAATAAAGCTATTGAAATAGCGTTACAGAGTCTTGCACAGTTTCTATGGTTTGATTTCTTGTAATGATAGATACTGCGTCTAGTCCTGGAGCGAGAAAGTTTTCTACCAGACTGAACGAATCCCCTGGTGTTACTATCTCCCACTGTGGTTTTGTTGGTAGGTCTGGTGTCACCCATTGAAAGCTAACCTTTCCTGTATTCTGACTTGTAGTATATGTGGCATCAGGTGATATGACAGAATCTTCTGTGACTTTAATATTATGTCCTTGAACTGAATATGAATAACCTGTCCTGTAGTTTTCAGTGACAATAGTTTCATTGATAGTAGAAACACTTTTGCTTGTAGATTGCATCTGATTCGCACTAAACCTAGGAGTGGTAGCCTGTGCATACGAACTATGAAAAGCTATAAACAAAAGCAACAGCCATCTCATCAATCCAAGCCAAGAGTGATTGTTGATTGGAGCGTTGCAGTTGTACCAGCACCCATATCAGATAGGTTTACAGTTAATGCCTGTCCACTATCTAGCGTGATAGCAACAGAACCAGGGTCACCACCTGCAACTACTGTGTTCTTGCCTAAAAGAGGTAAGGATGGAACTGCCCCATTAGTAACTGTGGCGGATAGCAAGCTTGGAACAGCGTCAGCTTGGATGTAAGTCTCGCTTGCCGAAAAAGCATCACCTGTGTTGACTACATTGAAGCTAGTATCATAATCAACAGTAGGAACTCCGTTAGCTATTCCATTATCAGCTAAATCAAGAGAACCTATCTGACCTGCTACTGTATTAGCTTTTGGTGTTACATTCGTGCCAGCTACACTTATAGAGGATCCAATACGCTCACTTGTTGCTGAAGCTGCGACTGTTGAGACTGACGCAACTGATTGGATTGAATGAGTGATGTCTGCAAAACTAGCTGTTGGAAATGCCAGTAAAATCAAAGGTAAGAATTTTTTCATTTTTTAGGAGAATCGGGGTCTACAATTTCTGCACCAATAATCTTAATCGGTGTCTCAATTCTAACGGTTTGATAACCACCAGACTGTGATGCTAGTAACTCTTCTACTTCTTTTTTGTTAAGAGGTTTTTCATCAGGTTTGTATGTACCATCACCACGTTTTTTAGCACCCTCCAAGCCAAAGCTGGCTAACGCTCCAGTGAGAAGAGAAGCTGGGAATGTAATGTCTTTTGGTTCGTTACTGTAACCAGGAATAGTAATGTAGTTCAAGGAAACTATAAAACCACTCCAGCCCACTACAACTAAACGGACTACCACTGATATAAAAGCTAATTGTTCTTCCTTATCTTCAATAGTCTCTTTTATTTTTTGTATGGGGTTTTTCTTTTTTTGTTCTTCCATAATAGTTATATAGCAAAGCCCTATTAGGGAGGTAATAGGGCTTATTGACTGTGTGAGGTAGTCAAGTCAAAATTAGCAAACATATACATAATTGGAAAGTACCTAGTAAACAAGTATGAATCATCAAGAATTTTATGAAGTTCTTATTGGTAAAACACCAACTGAAATAGAACTTGATATTGAAATTAGAAGAAGAGAAATAAAACAGATGCCTGATGCTGTTGTAAGAGAAGTCTGTCTTGAACTGATGAAAGAGAACAAACTACAAGATTTTCTTATCATGGCTGCTATAGATCGTATTTCAGAAATGAATACAAAACTCATACGCTATGAAATTTCAGAACATCACAGGACAAAAAACATAAAACCTACTAAAAAGAAAAAATATAAAACAAAAAAAACCTTACTCGACAGGTTTAAGACTATGCTGAGCGTGTTCAGATGACCTTCTATCATCCCAAAGAACTTTATAATAATATTGATTAACACCTAGCTTATTAGCTCTTGTAAGGGCTTCTATAACTGTTCCTATGTTCTTTTTATATTTACCTCCTGTGTATCCAATCGTATGATTTCTTACGACACGATCATCAATTTTGAATCGTTGTCCGACTGTAGCTGTCTTGGGCATAAATTTCTAAAACAAGGTATATTGGTTGCAAGAACATTTTAACTATGGAAAAAGCAAATAAATTAGAATTATTAGAACACCTTCATACAGTTCTCATACAAGAATTGTTAGACAAGGTGAAAAGTGGAGAAGCAAAACCTGGTGATCTTAACGTAGCAAGACAACTGTTAAAAGATAATGGCATTGAATGTATCCCAACAGAGAAGAGTCCTATGGAAGATCTTATGTCAAACCTTCCAGACCTTGATGTAATACCTGCTTTAGAAAGATAGTTTCATAACATGCAAAGTTACATACAGCCCAGTATTGGATCTTTGTCATTTAATAAAGATATAGATTGCCAAAATATAAAAGTAACGGAATTTACAGTTGAACCTGTAAGTATTCAAAGAGTAAAAAGTTTTATTGAAAAATGGCATTATTCAAATAATGTAAACGGTTTAAATGTTTCTTTGGTATTTGGTTTGTTTTATAAAAATGAATTAATTGGTTCAATTATTTATGGTTCATTATCTATGGCAAACACATGGAAAAAATATGGATCTAAGGAATCAGAAGTTATTGAATTAAAAAGATTATGTTGTATTGATAAAACTAAAAAAAATACAGAAAGTTATTTTATTGGTAAAACTATAAAATTCTTAAAAAAATTTACTAAATATAAAACAATAGTATCTTACGCTGATCCTTTTCATAATCATCAAGGAACAATATATAAAGCAAGTAATTTTATTTATCAAGGATTAACATCTAAAGGTAAAGTTATAAAGTTTGAAAACAAAATATATCACGACAAGACTATAAGATCAGTTGATGATAAAAAAATAATTAAACCTTTTGCTTTAAAAATTAAAGAAGCACTTAAAAATAAACAAGCAGAATATATTAATACACCAGGTAAACATATTTATATTTTTAAAATCAAAAGAAAAAACAACGACAAAGATATAAAAAATAATATTTTTAAAACAGAACAAACAATATTACCTATCTATGCAACCGCTTCCTGAGAAATTACAAGACTTTAGATACTTTCTAATCATAACGTGGCGGCATCTTAACCTACCTGACCCCACACCAGTTCAATTAGACATTGCTGAGTATTTACAGCATGGACCTCGTAGAAAGATCATACAGGCTTTTAGAGGGGTGGGTAAGAGTTGGATAACTTCTACCTATGTCGTGTGGAAACTAAGAATGAATCCACAACTGAAGTTCCTTGTTGTCTCTGCAAGTAAAGACAGAGCAGACAACTTCTCTACATTTACCATGAGGTTGATCAATGAGATGCCAATATTAGCTCCACTGCGTCCAGAAGACTCTCAGAGAAACTCAAAGATAAGTTTTGATGTTGGACCTGCATCTGCTGATCATGCCCCTTCTGTTAAATCTCAGGGTGTTCTTGGACAGATGGCAGGTAGTAGAGCAGATGAAGTGATTGCTGATGATGTGGAAGTACCAAATAACAGCTTTACTCAACCTATGAGAGACAAGTTAAGTGAAGCTGTAAAAGAATTTGATGCCATACTAAAACCTAACGGTAAAATTACCTTTCTAGGTACTCCACAAACAGAACAATCTTTATAT